CCCGCGATGGCATGACGATCCAAGAGGAACCCTGGCACAATCAATTCAGCCACACCGCCGATGCCGCTCGCACGATGGGAGAAGCGCACCTTCTCGGCATGATCCCCATGGAAATCACCCACGCCCCGCAAGCTCCTGTTGTCCGAAAAATCACCATCCGCCGAAGATAATTCACCCTTCCCCATTGATATGACCGCCCGCAGAAACGCCATTGCCGTATGGGAGCGCGAGAGTTCCCTTTGTTTCGACCGAGAAGAAACGCTGTGCCTGATGCATGGCATAGTGATTTCCACGCCTGACCTTTATCTGATGGCCATGCCCGTATGGTCTCAGATGACCGACCAGCAGATTTACGACAACGCCCATCTTCGCACCTGCCACCCGCGCCAGTTGTCGGCATGGGGCGCACCGGATATGCTTCACATCCTACTCGCTTACGGCACGTATGAAAATCTAAGACACCACTTCCGCACCATGCCGGCCTTGCAGTTTCCTTTTGTCTGCTATGGCCGGAGATACTTCAAACGCATCCCCACCAAACGATTTACCGATGAAAAAATCACCAAAGCCACCACCACCGCCGCCCCCAGTCATGGAGGCGAACGCGCAACGGCAGCTGATTGCCGATGAAGAAATGCGCAAGCAACGCCGTCGGAACGCCTATCAAAATACCATTCTCACCTCCGCCGATCGCGGTAAACAAACTCTCGGATGACCGACCTCGAGAAACAACTGGAAAAGGAAATCGCGCAGCTGAAAACCGAGCGCGAGCCGTATGATGTCCTGTGGCAGGAATGCGCAGAGGTCGTGCAACCGCATAAGCAAATCACCACCAAGACCACGTTTCCGGGTCGCACGGACATTGAGGAAACTCTGGAGATCACCGCGCAGCAGAGCAATCAGACGCTCGCCAGTGGTCAAATGGCGCACATTGTCCCGATGGGGCAACGTTGGTTCGCTCTCGCCCCGCCGCCGGAGCTAGCGAACGATAACGCCGCGATTCGCTATTACGCCGCTGTGACCGAGTCGATTCATTCGCATCTCGCCAATTCGAATTTCTTCGGGGAGATCCACGAGCAATTCCTCGACCGAGGATGTTTCGGCACGGCCGCGCTTTCCATCCGCGCAGGACGCAACAATCGCGGACTGCATTTTGAAAGTTACTCTGTCGGTTCGTTCTCGATCATGGAGGACAGTTTCGGCATGGTCTCGCACATCGCCCGAGAATATGAGGTCACTGCTCAGCAGGCCCGCCAGATGTTCGGCGAGGACAAACTGCCCGAGCCCTTGCGCAAGGCGATCCAAAAGGGCGACTTTGCGAAGCAGCGTTTTTGCCAATACATCCGCCCGAATGCCGACCACAATCCGGAGAGCATTTTTTCGTTTGCCTTTGAGTCTCATCACATGTTCATGGGCGAGAAAAAGCAGCTGATGAAAACGGCAGGCTTTCACAGCATGCCCGTGGCCGCGAATCGATGGCTTCGATGGGGGAAATCGCCCTATGGCATTTCGCCTACGATGTTTGCCCTACCCGCCGCACGTCAGGCGAATTACCTCGAAACCCTTGGCGATCTTCTTGGCGAGCTCAGCGCGTTTCCTCGCTCGCTGGTGCCTAGCACGCTCAAGGGAGAAATCGATTACCGTCCCAATGGGGTGACTGTGTTCGATGCCAGCATGGGAGCCGCTGAAATGCCCCGTGAATGGCTCACGCAGGGCCGCTATGATGTGTTGCAGGATCGATTGAATCATAAGATCGAGCAGATCCGCGCCGCCTATCACGTCCCTCTTTTCGAACTCATCACCCAGCGCGAGAAAACCATGACGGCTACGGAGGTGCAGCAGCGCGTCAATGAAAAGGCTAGTCTGTTTCACCCGATCTTCGTGCGGGCCGTCACCGAGCTCCTTACGCCGATCATCTTGCGCTCCTACTCCATCCTTGCCGAGCAGCCGGGCGCCTTGCCCATGCCGCCGCCTAGTGTGATTCGTTCGGGAAATGGCGCCTTTATCCCAGATCCCGAAGTGACGTTTGTTTCCCCGCTCGCCATGGCGATGCAGCAGAATCAGTTCAGCTCACTGCCGAGCGTGCTGGAGACGCTCAGCATGGCCGCGCAGTTCGATCCATCGGCCATCGATTCGTTCAATGGCGCGGAGCTTTTCCCCGTGCTGGCTCGCTCGCAGAATCTGCCGGAGATCCTCATCCGCACGCCCGAGGAAGTCGCGGCCCGACGCGAACAGCAGGCCGCGCAGGCGCAAATGCAGCAAATCGAATCCGCCGCCGGAGCGATTCAGAAGGTCGGTGGAGCGGATGGCATGCGCCAACTTGCCGAACTTGAACCCCCAACCATGGACGCCTAATGGAAAAACACGAACAACAAGCCCGCGACCTCGTTCACGATTACGCCGTCACTTTTGGCAGCGATGCCGGAAAGCGCGTGCTGGCCGATCTAGCAAAGCGTTTCCGCGAGGATGATCCTTCGTTTGTCCCTGGTCTGGAAGCATGGATGCCAGCCTATCGCGACGGCGCGAAAAGCGTGGTGAAATACATCCGCCTGCAACTCTCCCAAAAACCAAACACCCAACTCACACCCACCATTAAAAAATGAATTACAAATTCCGATTCCAACGCCAGAAGAACGGCAGCGTGTACGCCTTCGATTCTCAAACCACCAAACGCCTTGCCACTTACCAACTTGGTGATGTTTCATGGGAATGTGTGCTGAACACCAAGCACGAGCTCGCCAGTGAAGAAGTCGCTAAGGCTATGGATGATGCTTTTGCCGAGTGGCTGGAGAAAGAGAACGCAACGCAGCAGGAGGAGCCAGAAACGGACGCAGAGGCCGAGACCCCAACGCCCGCCCCAAAAGCCCTCGCCGTGGTCCCACCATGCCCCGAGCCCGATCCTGTCAGCGGAACCGCCGGCATTGATTTCATGCTCTGGCATGCCGCCCACGCGAGCAATGACAAGATCATCGAGATTTACGGTGATCGACTCAATAACAAGCCCACATTTCTCGAATGGATCAAGGCCACGCCCGCGCTTGCGCCGTTCCTCGCCCGTGTGAAGAAGCTCTAACCCTCTCCCAATAACCAGAAAACCACTATGCGTGATCTACTAGCACCACCAGCCGCCACACCACCGCCCGCCGCTCCTCCTGCCGATCCGAATGCAGGAGGCGGGCAAGCACCACCCGCCGCACCGACTAACCCACCCGCCGCCGCGCCTACGTTGTCGCGGGAGCTGCCGGAGAATTGGTTCCTCGCTGGAGGCGATGCCTTTGCCGCCGAGTCGGAAACGCTGAGCCGTTTTAAGTCGGTGGATGACCTCGCCAAGAGTTACATCCATCTTCGGAAAACGGGGCCCAGTTACCCAGGGCAAACCGCCACGCCGGAGGAGATTGAGCGATTCCGCGCTTTGGCGCAGGTGCCGCCCTCGCCCGATGCCTATGGCGTGCAGCCGCCCGCCGATCTACCGGAGGGCATGCAGTGGGATGGCGAGACGCTCAAGAGCTTTGCCGAAATCGCCCACAAGAATCACGTGCCCGCGCCTGCCTTTAAGGCCCTGATCGATCAATTTACCCAGCTGGAATCACAGAAGCTTCAAGCCATGCAGCAGCAGGAAGAGCGCGAGTTTCAGCAGGTGCAGCAGGAAATCCAAAGCATCCTTGGCCCGAATCAGCTGGAGTATGACCGCAATGTAGCCCGCATCAATCACACCGTGGCGTTGCTGGCCGACAAGGCGAACATCGCGCCGGATGACCCATCTCTTGCCGCGATCCGTGGAAATGCGGCGATGATTCGGATTCTGCATCAGGTCGCCAAGATGACCGCAGAGGACCCCACGCACGCGCCCGCGGGCTATGGCGATCTTCGTAGCGATTACGACAAAGGCATGGACATCATCAATGGCAAAGATCCGGAGTGGTCGCAGAAATACCGCGAGAATGACAAAACCGCGATCGAGCGCGTAGCGCGATTGCTGGATTCGAAGAAGCGGAAGTAAGTTTTTTTGGGTTGCTCATAGGTTCACGCCCACTCGGTTTTTTGCCGGGTGGGCGTTTTTGTTTGTTGATTTTTCCCACCTGCCACCCGCGCCAGATGACAGGATGAAATCGATTCGCTATCTTGTCATTGATCTTCGCGGACAACCTGCCCAGCAGCCCCGCACCGAGGATTTTTTTGATACCAGGCCGCGCCCCTCGTTGAGGACAACCGATGACCGACGGAATCGCCCCACTTCATTCCTTCACTTCATCATCATGAACTACGATCTTACCATTCCCGATCATGCTCGCACCATGTTCGGCACTTCGTGGCTGGATGCCGCTCAACAAAAGGTGAGCCGCCTTCGCCCTTATCTCAACGTTCGCACCGGTTGCACTGGCAACTCGATTGTCGTCGATATCGATGGCATCATTGAAGGTTCGGACGTCACTGGCCAACGTTACAAAAACGTGGAAATCAATGATACGCAGTCGCTGATCCGCTACATCTATCCCAAGGAATACCAAGAGGCTTCTCACATGAGCCGTTGGGACCCCTCGACGATTGCCCCGCTGGTCTCTCCTGCTGGTCAGCAAACGAAGAAACACTCTGCCGCTTTTGGCCGTTTTGTTGACCGTTTGGTTCTCTCGCAGATCCTTGGCGATGCCTCGCAAGCGACCTCGAACAACCCCACTCCTCAAGTGATTGCTCTGCCGAACGGTCAGAAAATCGCCAAGGATTTTGTTTCGTCTGGTTCTGCTGCCGAGAGCGGCCTCACGGTTGACAAGATCATCCGCGCCAAGGAAATTCTCGAAGAGAATGAGCATTGGAACGATGACAAAGCTGCCGATGGCGTGACGCTTTGCATGGCGATCAATGCCAAAACGCAATCGTCTCTGCTTCGCAGTGTCGAAAGCTCGCTTGGTGCTCGTTTGATGAGCAGCGATTATGCCAAACCTGTCATCGATGAGAATGGCTACATCCGCGAGTTCCTCGGAATCAAGTTCATCCGTACGGAGCTGGTGAGCACCATCACCGATGCCGATGACCGCGTTGCCCTCTGCCCTCTGTGGGTGAGCGATGCTGTTGAGTTGGCTTTCTGGGAAGATATGTCGATCACCATCGACCGCTTGCCCACAAAGTCGCAGGCCATTCAGTTCCTCAGTCAGGCACGTCTTGGCTGCGCTCGCATCTATGATGAGGGCGTTGTCCAAATCGCTTGCCGCACTGGTGCCGCATAACCTTCACCCAGCCGGGGGGAAACCCCCGGCGCATCTTCATCTACCATTATGCCTACTTTCACTTCTAATATCGCCAGCCGTCAAGGCAAGCTCGGCCCCGCCGGTCTTGTCGATCCGAAATTGTATCAAGGTTCCATCCGCTACGCGCAAGCGACTGTGGTTCTGCCTGGCACTACTGCCACAAACGACCTCTTGGAACTCGCTGTGCTGCCGCAAGGCGCTCAGGTGGTTCCTAGTCTGTCGCAGGCCGTTTGCCATGCCGACCCCGGCACTACGTTGCGTCTGAATATCGGCACTGCCGCCGCTCCTGCCGCTTTTTCCAGTGGCATGAACTTGGATGCTGGTGGCGTGGTGGCCTTTACCGCATCGGGTATCCCTACGCAGACGACCACTCGGACGTCGCTCACGGAAGATACCTTGGTGCAGGCCGTCGTGACCAACGCATCGACGATCACCGCGAATAGCACGATCACGTTCCTCATTGCCTACATCGTAGGTTGATCCCCACTTCCCTGGTCAAGGGTCGCCGTGGGTCAGTGATTTATTGGGTTTTCTCACTGGTCCACGGCATTTTTTCCCATGCCGATATGTCAGCCGCCACAAAAAACGATCTTTGCAATCGAGCTCTCAGTTTCTTAGGAGAGCCCACCGCCACACCGTTCACGGGTGGCACGACCTTGCGCGATCGGGAATGTGCCGCGCATTATGAGGCCGCACGCGATGAGGTGCTTACGCATCATCGATGGGATTTTGCCACGAAACTCTTTGCTCTCACTCTCGCCGATCCGCAGCCGGCACACGTGCCAGCGGATTTTCCTTTTGCCTATCATCTGCCGGATGAAATGCTTCGGTTTCAGGAAATCATCATGGTCGATGGCCGACGGGTGGAGTTTTTCAAAATCCTCGGTTCTCATCTTTTCCTTGCCGTGAATGAGCTGGAAGGTCACATCGCCTACACCGCGAGCGACATTGAGCCGGAGGAGATGATGCCCGTGGCCCGCGAGTGTGTGGCCTACGCGCTCGCCATCCGCATCGCCGAGCAGCTCACAGGCAATCCGAACAAGACCGAGCAAATGCGGGCGCATCTCGCCTCAGCATATCAACGCGCACTGACCACAGATTCCCGCCAGACGGGCTCCCGCGAAAACATGGACCCGCTTTTACTGGCTCGTCAGTCGGGTTCTTACCGCTCTCGTTATTATGGCTTTAACCGATAAATCCTATGCCTCTCATCGCAAACACGTCTTTCAATGGTGGGGAAATCTCCCCCCTTCTCTACCATCGTTTGGAACTGGAAAAGCGCAGCAGCTCTCTTGCCCGCTGTGAGAACTTCCTGCCGCTCCCCTACGGGGGAGTGCGCAAACGCCCTGGCACGCGACATATCGCGCAG